TATAAGAGCCAGATGCCGTTCTGCCCGCCGTTGATCAGCTGCGTCACCGTGACGATGTCGCGGCGGTCGGCGGCCTCGTTGATCCGCGTGCCACGGGCAACCGTCCAGTACCAGGCCGCGCCGACGCCGGCCCAGCGGAGCTCGCCGAGCTCGGTCGGGCGGTCGACGAAGTACGTCGGGCTGTTGACCAGGCCGAACGCGTGGGTCCAGCGTGAGAACTCGCCGTAGTTGTGGCGGCCGGTGATCTGGATCCACGAGCGCCCCTTGAACCGGACGCCGTCGCCCGGTTGGCAGTTTCCGAGGTCGCGGCAGCGGCCCTCGTACGCGGCGCCGGAGGCGATCTCCTCGGTGTACTTGAAGCTCACGGACTCGTGACCGACCTGGGCCAGCCACATCGCGATGCGGTTGACGCTGGTGGCCTCGGACTCCCGGAGGCCGGCGGCGACGGCGGGCAGGATCTCTGCCGCGCGCTGCTCGCTCAGACCGGTGGCTGCCGCCAGGATGGGCGCGGCGGACACCGGGGCGTTGCCCCTCCGGAAGGTCGAGAAGCCGTCCGCGCGGATCTTGCGCGCGATGAAGTTGGCGGTGCACGGGTTGTTGTAGGTGTTGCCACCCATCTGGAAGTGCATCCAGTCGCGGATGCTCCAGGCCCCGCCGCAGAAGATCATGCCCTCGTACCATTCGAGCAGCTCGCGGAGCTTGCGCGCCTTGTCGCCGGGGTAGGCCCTCTCCTCGGAGATACCAAGGCGGAACGTGCGGCCGTCGGCGCCGTTCCAGTTCAGGTCCATCCCGGTGCCGCCGAGGTGGTTCGAGCCGTTGTTCCGGCCGGGCTGGCCGAGCACGTCGTTGGTGCGGGTCCAGCACGCGGAGTCAGCGTCACGCAGCGGCTCGACGTACTCGTTGAAGTCCGCGGCGAACGCGCGCATGACCGACGTCGGCTGGCCCTTCTGGATCTGCAGCGTGACGTTGGTACCCGGGACTCGGACCCATCCGGCCTCGTCCTCGCTGGCCATCGGCCAGCCGTTCTCCGTGAAGGAGTTCCCGTTGACTACGCGCGGCATCGGCGGGCCTCCGTCAGAACTTGAAGATGTTCGGGAACTTGATCAGGTCCTGGATGCCTTCGATCACCTTCGCCGGGATGCTGGCGACCTCGGCCGCTACCTGCGCGGGCAGCTTGCTCAGGTCGGGGAACAGCGCCAGGATCTGGTCGTCGAGCTTGGACAGATCCGGCAGCTTCGACGTCACCTTCTCGGTCACGCGGTCCACCTGACGGTCGACCACCTCGGGGTGCTTCTTCAGGTAGTCGAAGATCGCCTCGATCACGAGGGGGATCAGCGGGGAGAGGAGTCGCGTCAGCATGGCGGCCTTCCGTTGTATGTCAAGTTTGGAGCAGGGCGCGGCACCGACGTCGTTTAAGACGCGCCGCCGGGTGAGGCACGTCCCCTGTCGCTCCCCAGGCGGGACTCGAACCCGCACCGTCCTGCTGCTACTAGGCGAGACAATCAACACGCTCGTTAGGCCTCTATCAAGGCACCTGATCAGGCACAGCAGCTGCTCTTCCGACTGAGCTACTGGGGAGTGCCGGGGCGCCCCTCTCTCGGTATCTGGAGGGGATCGCCGGCCGGCAAGTTGGGCCCCTCCCGCGCAGCGTCAGCGCTACTGCATGGTTGCAGTGTCTGGTTATTACCCGGGAGGGGGATGACGATCAATACGACTCTGCAGCGTCGGCAGGCCGTCGCCTGCGATCGTCGGTCTTTGGGAGGCAGCCTCCGGAGGGGGAGCGCCGCAGGGCCGACCGACTGAACGGTTGAGGCGACAGCACCTCGGGCTTTCCTGCGCGAGCTCAACCCCTCCGGGGCCACCTCCGGTCTCTAGGCCGACTGCCGCGAACTACGGAGCTTCTCCTCGAAGAGCTTTCCGTAGTCGACGACCTTCGCGTCACCGCCGGACTGGTTCCGCTCCACCTCGATCCGGACTCGGCGACGGTCACCCTCAGATACGAGGAGTGCCGACAGCATCTGCTGGACGGTGGCCAGCATCTGCGCCGAGGGCTTGGAGGTCTTCAGGAGCTGATCCGCGAAGTGGAGGGTGAGCCTCGCGTACTGCCAGTCGGACGGTTCGTAGTAGTTCGCCTGCGCGGACTCGCCTAGAGACCGGTACAACGCCGCGACGATCGGGTGAGGATCGTCGAAGCCAAGTTCTGGGACCGGGACCGGTCCTTTGGCGGGGATCTTGGTGACTTCCCCGTACTCGTCTTTGTTGCGCCGGACCCTCTGGTCCGAGCGCTCGGGCACTGGCCCTCGAACACCCATGCGGCCTCCTGGACCTAGGAGGCGCCTGGCCTCTCCGTTATGCGTGTGCCCGCAGGCTTAGGGCCTGCGACCACGCCACCGGCGGCAGCCGGGGACTGTTGTGCCTGCCGAGTCAGGCATTGCGCCGGCCCGGGTGGCGGGGCGGCGGTCGCTTCTTCATCGCGCGCAGCTTGGCGCGCTGAGCGACACCCTCCTTGGAGGACTTCTGTCCGTGGCACCGAGCACAGGCAGCCTGCAGTGGCGAGGTCTCGTCGCGGAACCGGACGTGGTCGACCTCGGTGGCGACCCCGGTACAGCCGGGGAGTTGGATCTGGCACCGGTGGCCCGCGGCCCTGAGGGCGCCGCGGCGGATCTCCGGCCAGTTGGCCGGCAGACGGTCACGACGGTCAGACGTATCCCACGCCATCGCACCTCCTGGTGACGTACCCGACAAACAGAACCACAGACCGACCGTGGCGGCCTCAGGGGCCGCCCTCGGACCGGGGCCCTTCAGCCCCGGTTCCGCGGTATCTCGCTCTGCCGCTCGATACCAAACCGTCGGCCGAAGGCCGAAAAGGGGGAGTCTCGCAGGCTCGACTCCCCAAGAGTCTTATGTCGGGGCTCGGTCGTTCGGCTTCGCCTCACTCCCTCACCCCTCCATAAGAGAAGTACCTGAGTATTTTCGTCATTAGCGGATACGTGTGATCCAGGTCACCCCATACCTGTGAATCCCCAGCAGATTTTCTCGGCCCCCGGACGCCCTCGGGGGCGCCGGGGTAGCCAAACGGACCGCGGTCGACTTCCAAACCCGTACGCGATGGCTCAGCCGCATTACCAACCGGTCAGGGACCCCGGGGGAGGGGTGCACCCGGTGGGGTCCACGCGTCGCGTGTCCCCGTCGGCCCGTCTGCCGGGCACACTCAGTATCCCACAAGCACGCGTTGCATGTCAAGCCGAACGCACGCTGCATTCTGCGCAGCTGTACCCCGTGCCACGTACCCACTACCCCTGTGCGTGTCTGCGCTGTGTGCGTACGTAGTAGGCCCTGTGTGCCACGCACACGCACGTACACACCGCACCCCGATATCCACTACCCCCTTGACATACAACGTACGTATGGGGGACACTACGTACATGACATACAACGTTCGCACCATCGCAGCTATCGCTATCTCTGTCCCCGCCGTCCTGTTCGGGATGGCCGCGGGAATCGGGGCCGTGTACGCCTGGCCGGCCGCAGCAGCCGAGGCCAGCCTGCCGGTGTGCGCCGAGGAGGACGGCAACATCAACGGGCAGCCGTGCGTGTGGCAGGACCCCGACACGGCCCAGCTGTTCTACGTCACGTCGGAGAACTACCGATGAGCGCACACTCAATGACCAGCTACGTGTTCATCCGCGAGGACGGCACACGCATCCCCAATCTGTACTTGAGTACCTCCACCAAGGAGTACGCGATGCACCTGTACCGCACCAAGTACGCCAAGCTCCACCCGGGCGGTGTGGATGCTGTACCCGAGGATGATGTGTTCGCCTTGGTGCTCGCAGATAACGGGTTGGTCTGATGAGCGCCACGGTTGAGCAGTTCCGTCCACCATCGCACCTCTTGAACAAGGGCCAGTACGCCCGGGTCAACCGCGAGGCACCGCGCCATCGGTATGAGGACAAAGCGGACTGGCTGGCCGCGCAATGGGACGCCGCACGGCGGCTGTACCCGTCGATGGTTGGGCCGGTCCGATGAGCGGCAGGCTCTTGGCCTCAGCGCCGACGGTTGAGGCGATCCAGGCCGTGGTGCGCCGGTTCTGGATGTCGGATCAATGGCAGGTCGACCCGGTGACCCTTGAGCTGTCGCACCCGGACCGCGACCCGGCCAAACCGATCATGGCCCGGGTTGTCAAACAAGGGCGGCGTTACCGATTTGAGGCAATTCGATGAGCCTCGCACAATATCGGCTGCTCCGGGAAGAGCTGACCATGGCGCAGCGTCGAGAGCTTGGACAGACCATCATCCCTCCCGAGGGCGGCGAACGAGTTCATGGTCGTGTACTGGCAGCGGAGTTCTTGGCGGAGTATGGCGCAATCCTGGCCGAAGCCAGCGAGCTGGATCGGACGGTTTCACCGTTTCGGGCCACCTACGCTGAAGTCCGCCGGTTGATCGACGCCGACCTGATCGAGGCGGCGGAGAACCTGGCCTATGCAGTAGATGCCTGGCAGGACGATCTCAAGGCCGAACGGGAGACCCGGGATTGGGCTGTGATGAAGGCTGCTATTGCCGCCGAATCCGAAGCGGAAGAGTTTGAGCTCATCCTCTGACAAATTCATCGGATAGAGTCCTTGACATACAACGTCGGGAGGCCTATTCTTTGGGTATCGAGTTCGCCGTTTCCGGATGGTCCGGGAGGCAGAAAGGGGTTGCTATGAACAGCAACGTCACCGCCGCCATCAAGCTCGGGAGCGAGCTCGGGGTCGATGTCCGAGCCTGGGGCGGGGACATGGTCCTCGTGGCCGGCGTCTCGCCGATGTCGGCACACCGGGCCCTCACGGGCGGCATCCAATGGGCTGCCCGCGGTCGGTAGCCCTGGCCCCCTTTGAGCCCCTGCTACGGCGGGGGCTTTTTGGTGTCCTGGTCAGATGCGAAACACGACTTTGATCCAATCACTTGACATACAACGTAGCACCGTGCATACTTGGTTTATGACCGCAGCACTCGCCATCATCGCCTTCATCCCCGTGATGCTCGCCGTGATCGCGGGCGCAGGTATCGTTTACCACTAGCTTGACATACAACGGAGAAAATCATGAGCACGATCAATCCAGAGGATTACCAGTTCTCTATCGAACAGTCCGGCGCGGATATCGACGCGATGGTTACCGGCTATCTGGAATGCCAACTGTGGGCACAGCATGATGAGGGCAACCGAGACGAGGAAACGGGAGAGTCCAACTACTACCCGCTTGATGCGAACTATTCGGTTGACGATATCGCACCGGAGTACGTGCAAGCGGTACGCGATGAGCTGACGGAAGTTGTTGCCCAGCACCCGCTAGCGGTACGGATGTACCTAGCGTCCCGCCGAACGTCCGAGGAGCCGTTTGGCACCGTGACGTTGCGAAATGAGGTTGTGAGCGCTTACCTCGGTCATGACTTTTACCTCACGCGCGAGGGGCACGGCGCGGGATTCTGGGATCGTGGTCTAGGTGAGCTTGGGGACTATCTGACCAAGATTGCCAAGTCTTACGGCAGCGCTGCCACGTTGTGGGATAACGGCGAAGGTGTGCTGAATTCATTAAGGTGAGTACTTGACATACAACGTATGACCCGCTAGGGTTGAGCCTACAATTCGATAACGGCCAGCAAGATCTGGACGAGCCCCGACAGGCGCGCCGACTCCAGTGCAATTCCTGCCACCGGTTACAGCTTCTTCCGCCGCCCCGCGGCCAGTTGAGAGCCACAGGACCGGGCCCCGATACGGGTTAAAACGGCAGCGCTAGGTCCGACATATGAAACTTTTGAAGCGCTAGCTTGGCCGAGCCGTAGAACGTGGCTACGACGCCCAGCGACGCGCTGACAGGACGGACACAGCTGGCGGGATGGAATGATCCCAGCAGGCCGCAATATCACCGCGGTACCTCGTTCGATTCGGGGCCGTCCACTGCTTGGTTTGAAACTTGACATGCAACGTAGGAGGAATGATGGAGACAGGAACGCCAGTCTCATGGCAGCCCCGAACTGCGTGGGGCGAGCCGGCCGAGCCTAATTCGGGAACGGTGCGCCCCGCGGTCCGCGGGGCTGACGGCCTTACCTACGCCGTGAACGTAGGGAACACGGTCATCTACGTGCATGAGGACCGTCTCACATCGACGGGGCCCCGATGAACGGCCAGAAGGCCGTACGCGGGGTATGGCGAGACGAAGAGAAATCGTCCGTACAGTTCATTGATCGTACCGACGGCACGATGTACATGCTCACGGTGCATGCCCCAGGAGCTGATCTCCCGCATTGGACAGCTCAGGCCGAACTGTTGGGGCCGGATTACCGGCAGCTCAGCTTTTCGGGTCTGCATCACGGCGGCACAACCCGTGATGAGGCAAAAGTAGTCGCCGAGAGCGTCCGTACAAGGTTGGCCGCATGAACGGCCAGCGCGTACACGTCTCCAGCCGGGGCCCGTGCGGCTGGGATGCCGTCGTCCTGTTCGTCGCGGGAACGGTGTTCACCGTGGTTGATGACCGCGGCCGGCGGCATCTGATCGACACGTCGAAAACGGCTGTTCGCACACTGGCTGCGGCTTGACATACAACCCTGGAGGTATGGCTGAATGATGCACTTCGAGGCCCCGTGGCCAGCCGTGGAGACGCTGCCGGCCCGGCCAGAGCTTCGGCAGGTAGACCGGTGCGACCACTGCGGAGCATCTGCGATGGAGCGGTGGGAGAACGGCCGGTCCGAGCTGATCTTGTGCAAGCACCACGCGAACCGTCACCGTGACGCATTGGTCACGGGTGGTCGGGTCCGCACGGAGGCATGGCGATTCGAGCTGACCACGCGCGTCGTCAAGTCCCAGAGCCGGAACCGGCAGGGCCAGATCGAGACCGAAGAAGACCACATTCGCGGGCTGATCCGCGTGAGGGAGGTATGACCCGTGTACGTGGACATGCATGGCCCGCTGGTGAAGCGGGTTCGGACGCTGCGGACCGGTACGCACTCGATCCGGCTGCGGGATCCCCGCGGCGGTGAGCTGGTGATCTTCGTCGCCGAGGACTGGTCCGACTGGGACGCAATCGTAGCCGCGGTGAACGCTCACCGCACAGAGCAACAGGAGGTTTGACCATGGACACATTCATTCTGACCACAACCGACGGGGTAGAGCACAAGATCCATTCCTCGGACGTGTTGACCGCATTGGTCGCATGGCGACAGAACAACCTGGGCCGGTACCGGATCGACGACGTGGTTGGTATCCACAATCAGGAGGGCTGACCCGTGTCCGCGATGAGTGAGATCGCCATCACGCTGGCGGCCGACTGGCGGGACCTCGGATACGGGCAGGGCCTGCCTTTCACGTGGTACCGCCACAAGTCCGAACGGTGGGAGATCCTGGATACGTCAGAAGGCTTGGCGCTGTGGGAGTTTGTCCAGGGCCGGTGGTTGAAGATGCTGGAGGGCTTCGAGTTGCCTGTCCTGGTTCGGTTCGTGGATACGCATGAGTCCGGACGGTGCACGATGATGCACAAGGAACCCGCCCGGGTATCGTGGTGGCGCCGGCTGTGGGACCGGGTGCGCGGGCTGTGAGGGTCCGAGACTGGCTCGTCCTGCTGGCCAGTTGCGCCGGCTTGTGGCTATCAGGTGTTGCGTGCGGCCTGGGCCTAGCCGTCGAGGCGCAAGCCGCGCCGACGTGCGAGCACCGGAGCGCGGAACACGTTGCGGCACATGGAGGTTTGACGGCAGACTCGGCGTGGCACGTATCGCACGGCGGGCTACCGACCTGCGGTGCAGAGGAAGGCTCGACCCCGGCCCCGACCCCCGTCGTGGTGCCGGAAGACGAAGAAGAGGATGAATCGAAGTCTCGGTTCTGCCGGCGTAAGTGGTACTGCTGAATAGAGTCTTTAGACCCTATCCGTAACGGCCCGGCCGGGTGGGACGATGCTGTGTGCAGCGGGATCTCTTACAACTGGCTCTTGCATTTATCAAGATCTAGCCGCATGATCTCTCTCACATATGGGACACTAGTCCCGACACTGAGCCTTTCAAGATAAGGGGATAGTCTTGACTTGCAACGTCGTAAAACGTACCGTTGGCGCCACCAAAAGGAGGCATGATGACAACCGGCGAATTGACGCTGACTCTGTCCGTGATCGAAGCCCTTAAGAGTCAGGGCTACACCGAGGCTGAGATCGCGCGGATGTTCGGAGTTTCTCGACAGGCGGTGTCTTGGCACGTGCATAATTACGGAGGTTCGATGACCCCTCGTCAGCTCGTGTTGAAGCACTTTCCGTTCAAAGTTCCGAGCGAATTGACGCGGTGCTCGATCTACCAGCGTCTTCGGGACCACGGAGAATGGTTCGCAGCCGGGCACAAAGCAGCGTTGAGCGCTGATCGGTTGCAGAGACTGACGTGGTTTTACGACAAGCTCCGGCGGAACAATTGGGTTATCGAATACGACCCGAACATTCCGCCTATAGAGGGGGTAAGCAAATGCGGGGGCTGGGCTTACCGGGAACGTACACCGGCCGATGAGGATTACCTCGTCCGTGTGAACGAATACACCACACTAACTGAATACGGCCAGGAAATCTGGCGCTTCCCAGATGAAGAACCCTAGACCCAGAAGGTATGACACCCGCCATGTTTGAAATTACCTCGCATGTAATCAGGAAAACCGCAGCAGCAGTACCGGCCCTGGCATATGCCCGAGAAGCGATGGTCTACGCCGCTACACGGGAGATCGTCCCCGGAATCTCCGGGCTCGATGTCTACCGGAGTATCCGGCTTCCGGACAGCCGGCCGATGTACCGCCCGGTTCTGGAGTTCATCGAACAGCACTGCGGGGAGTTGCTGGAGAGGTGGGAACAAGAAGACGAGCAGATGATGGGGGGCCGCGCGGAGCGACTGCTGTACCTGTTCCGGAGCGAGGTCGAGAACGGGGAGGTGGCGTGACGACGATCGAGGATTACGTATACGAGAAGAAGCCTCGTTCGGTCTCGCAGCTGAAGCAGTACGAGAAATGCCCGATGAGCTATCGCTTGGCCCGGATCGACCGGGAGTGGAAGCGTCCGGCGGCATGGCTGTACCAGGGCATCGCAGTCCACGCGGTAGCCCAGCACTACCTGCTTCGCCGGCTGGGCTACGAGGACACGCTCGGCTACGACGCCGAGCTCGGCTACGCGGACACCGGACCGATGACCCGCGAGGAGGCATACGAACTCTTCAAGGAGAGCTACGCCGACGCCACCAACGAGGCAGCGGAGATTACCCCCAACCTGGGTTGGTGGTTCCGGTCAGGGATGTACGACGGTTACGAGGACATCCCGCGGCGGTGGGACATCGGGCTGGAGCAGGTCGACAAGCTGGTCGACTGGATTGAGACGCACCCCGAGGAGAAGATATGGGTCGCGCCTGACGGCAAGCCTGGGATCGAGCTGGAGATCGATGTCGAGTTGGGCGGCGTGCAGATCCGAGGCTTCATCGACGCGGTGATCGAGGAGGTCGTCGACTCCGATCCTGAGGAGTACACGACCGAGCTGAAGATCCGGGACTACAAGACCGGCAACGAGCCTGGCGACGACTTCCAGCTGGCGGTGTACGCCGTCGCGCTGAAGAAGATGTACGGCGTCGAGATCGAGTTCGGCGAGTATTGGATGGCCGGCAAGAAGGGGAAGAAGGCTTTCGCCACGCACCCGTTCGACCTGACGGACTGGCCGGAGGAGAAGGTCGCGGCCCGGTTCCTGGAGCTGGAGGCGAAGCTGGAGGCGGGGGAGTTCAACCCGCTGCCAGAGCCCGACAAGTGCAAGTTCTGCGACGTGTCGCTGAGCTGCCCATTTTCCATGGCCTAGAACTTGACATACAACGTAAGGAAGGCATGACATGACCAAAGAGACCTACGCCGAGCTGAAGGCGGCCCGATTGGCCGCTGCCTCCGAAGAGAAGCCGGAGGCACGGAAGCCGGTCCACAACCGCGCCAGGCGACGTCGGCTCGGCCACACCAAGACCGCAGGCGCCGGGCGACGGCGCCGTGCCGCCCTGGCCGTATCGACCGGTCTCGTTC